AAGCCCCCGCATACGTGCTTCCATCATCATCATTAAACCTGAGAGTTAATGTCGAATCAGAGGTTTCGTTGGATTTGATAGTAAACACAACTAAATATCTTACGTCGGGAACAATAACTACATCATCGGAATCCGTAGTATCTGTCCAAGTTGTTTTGCTTACAAATTCTATTGCTGGGCCGACCCATGCCGGGACAACTCCCGCTCCGGCTGATTGCAAAAATTCTCCCGCCGATCCCTGATCTCCAAGGCCATTCGCATCATTTGAGGCATCGTTTACAATCAACTCCCCGGTTGCTGTTGTCGTTCCAATATTCACTCCGTCCATTGTCCCGCCGTTGATATCCGCAGTCGTAACGCTTCCAAGATCCGTGACCGTTGGAGCAGAGGCCGCGCCAATAGTCACGCCATCGATCGATCCACCGTTTATGTCAGCCGTACTTATAACAACCGTCGTAACTGTCCCTCCATCCGCACAAGTTTGCCCTGCTGCTGTCCAGTTTCCATCAATCGTTCCTTGCCATGTCCCCGCGTTAATATCAGCGGTATCAGCTACCAAAGCATCAATATTCGCCGTGCCGTCAATATAAAGATCCTTGTATTCCTTCGCGGCTGCGCCAAGATCAACGTCATTATCTGTGGTAGGCTGTAAGATCCCATCAACAAGGTTAATTTGCTCTGTTGCGTTGATCCTCATTCTAAATCCGGTTGTTGCCTCTGCATCAAGATATCCGTCAGCTAAACTGTCAATATATTCAAGATTATCTGCCTGAGTAAACGCGATCTTATTATCAAATCGGCAAATTCCTGTGGTTACGATCGCAATGTCTGAAGCAAGGTTGTCAGCATCGAGATCGTTTACCTCTGTAATTATTTCATCAAAAGAGGCGTTTAATAGAGTGTGTGTTAAAACTTCACCATTGATGTAGGTATGTGCGCTTGACACATCCCCGGCGAAAGCGTTTGAGATCAAAGTTAAAGAAAAGATTGCTGCTAATATAATTTTTTTAGTCATTAGTTTTCTCCTAGAGGCAATCAAGTTGCCATTAATAAATGTCGCTAACCCTAGAAACTTCGACCCATTTGTCATTTGAGTCATATTCTAAAGTTAATGTTGTGTATCTGTCCGCTGTAGCTGTAACCGAAAAGGCGTTTCCTGCGAGCATAACATCAGCGCCAAACCCGGCAACCGTGCGGCTCCCTGTCCCATCCTGTAAAAATATCAATGTTATGCGACGACCGAGAAAGGGATGCTTTATCGTGACCCCTGTTATATTCCCGTTTAGTAGGACGTAAAACGACTCCCCTTCGTCGGCGTCAAAAATTACAGTCGCGGCTCTTGTAACCGAAACAGATCTTCGGTCGATTAGCCGGTATAACTCTCTGAGCATTTCCTTCAGCAAATAAAGATCTGGTTGCTGTGTTAGATCTTCAAATAGGATTTCACGATCCATAATATCCCCAGTGTAATAATAAATGACATTGTTATAAATGGAGCATACGCGATGCTTCTTTCTTTCCGTTTTTTCTTGTACGGATCAAATAATATCGATGCGATCGTAGCTGTTATAATGACAATAGGCCAGGAAGTAAACGCCCCGATCATTGCCATCAGCTTTGCGTCACCTCCGCCAAGATTCCTGATCTTCCATAAATTCATGATCCAAACGATCCATACTCCCGCAGTGAGTCCCATAATCGAAGCATGAATATTCCCGAAGAATAACTGATAATTCAAAGCCACGAGGATCCCTAGAAGAGTCATGCCGTCCCCAATGACTTTGGTTTCAACGTCAATGTAGCAAATAATCAGTAAGAATATTATCAGAAAAACGATCATTCGATTCTGTACCCTTTCATTGGCCTCCACAAAAAGCCAAGTGCGAAAAGCCTGAAGTATTCGTTAATGGTGTCGTGGCTTATGACGACCTGGATTCTTTTCATGCGTTTATTGATTTTCCCTTGGACTTCTGCAAGAGAATCCCCGCCCAACGTAGACGTACCCAAAATAAAATCAATCCCGAGTAAATCAGCCCCGACCGATGTTGTCAAAGTAAAGCTATCTGTGCTCAAGTTTGTCCTATATTCAACCGTTATATCGTATGCGCCAACGGCATCAAATAGCGCAATCAAATACTTGATTTGTTTTGTCATTTGAGTATCGCCAAAATCAAGCCATGGGAAATACATTTGAGAGGTGATCTTCACTCCAAGGTTGTTATAAACAGCCGGATCATGCTTTGCGACAAATCCGTTGTACGTTCCTGAATATAAATAATCCCGGCCTGATATCTTCCTGATCCCGAAGCAGTTTCCTACATAGTCAGATACAGACCACAGCATATTTTTATAATCCAGAAGAAACATATAATCGTTGGTTGACCCTGATCCAGACGTGACAGCAAACAAGGCAAGATTCTTCTCTTTGATTATTCCAGAAGAGGCGTATTTAAGCCGGTTTAGATTTATTTGCCATGGTGCGCCTTCTGAGAAAAATGGCTTCAGATCATCACCGATAGAAGTGACCTGATCTCCTATGAGCTGATAAAAGTTATCTTCTCCGATCCAAAGCAACCGCTCTGGATATGCACCCGCCGGTGGAACCTTAACAACCCCAAAAGGAGCAGGCATACCATGATCGACGCTTATCTTGTAATATTTGAATGGCGGCGAAGTCCCAGTGTGATATAGCCTAAATATTGTTTTTTCTTTCCCAACAACGAGAGTATTTAGATGTTCCGCGACTGCCGTGATCGGCGCGTCATCAGCTTCAGACGCCTTGAAATTTAGAAAATTGTTTGTTGTGTCCCATGAAGTCCTGTCATTGATTCCAGACCAATACGCGAGCTTTGGCTGAGCTGCTGTATTAAAAGAAAAAAGCCTGTTCTTCAGCACAGCATTGAATTTCCCCGCGGGCATATTCGATACGGCTGCCGCGTCCCCTGCCCCTCCGTCATGCTCAATCGCCTGATCCCTGGAAAGGCCAGTTGCAATTAGCTGATCCTCGAACTTCGAGAACGTCCACAGATTATTTTGACTATCCGTGATCGTAACTCCCCCAGTACTGTCTTCCCACGTTCCGCCATTATCTTTATAAAATTTGGCTTCCGCGATGGAAAAGAAATTCGTTGTTTCGGGGATCTGATAAATCCCCGTGACTTCTGCATTTGCGCCAAGAGTGACCGCATTATGCTTTGATCTCCCAAATAGCTTTGCGACTCCGCTTTCCGGGTAATTGTAGCAATTAAGGATATACGTTGCCTGCCCCCGCTTCGTAACAACATCGGGAGTGTCAACGACGTTCATCCCCAGGAACAACTTTACGAAATTTGTGAATCTATGTTTTTTATACATTATTTGTTATAATCCATTCTTCCCCGAGGCCTTCCAGCTACGCTTAAACCCGGCCTAGGATTGACTCGTTTCGGTCTGCCTAGCCTTTTGACTTGTTTTTTATTTAAGAGCCCTTGCTCTTTGTCTGCCTTAGATTTCCAATAAGCAGCCAGGTCAGTATCTCCCATAATCCCGCAAACAATTTCATTTGATCTATAAACTAGCAACTGGTGGTGTGACGTTGGGATATTCGGGATGTCCGTATCGTCTGACAACTCAGTCCATTTGATATCATATTCCATCTTTAATGGTGCGTAAGACGAAACAAAATTACTGTCAGGAACAAACGTAAAAAGGACACGCCATGCCCCTGACTTTTTCGTGATATGAAATGCCTCAATATCACCTTCGTCAAGATCTTCCTGCTCATCCCACTCAGAATCATCGAGAGGATCAAGCACAGTCCTTTGATTGGCTTCGTCACGATAAAATATCGTTACAGGCGTATCGTCATCCCAATCTGCCGCTACATCAGCCATGTTGAGATATTGCTGAGAAGCAACCGGCGTGAGATCAGCTTCGCGCTGTTTCCACGAATAACTCATGCGATTGAAGATACTACGCCCAACATCGTTAATGACTCTTTTTATTGAAGCATCAAAAGACGAATCTTCGTCCCCGCAATCCGCTCCAACTTGATCGTAAATATTACTAAACTGCTTTCCGTAAGTAGGCATTATTTACCTCATTTGTAGATAATTTCTATTTCAACAACCTGAGCATCTACGTCCGGCACATAAGCCCATAATGTTTTTACATCCCGAATTGTGAAAAATCCTGAAGATGATGTCATATATGATGCAAACGTATCTGGTAAAGTCGTTGGATTGTAAGCATACCGGAAGTGGTCAGCCGTTGTCGTTTCTCTGAGTTTGACTTTTATTTCTTTGATCCGGTTCTTTTGGTAGTCGTTCTCATCGAAAACTTCGTACCATTTGTTTTTATCCGTGCAAGTAAAATTTACAATTCGGATTATCCGGCTCATTTTACGATCTCCCGTATGATATCCATAATATTCTCAAGTTTGCCTTTGTAGTCATCAGCTTCTTTGTTCACAATTTCCTGTTCTTTTTTCAACTTCTCTAAGGCCTCTTGAAGTTTTTTTGTTTCCTTTGCTTTCTTCTCTCCATCTGCCGCCTGATCTGAAACTTTGACTCTTTCGGCCTGCAATGTTGACTTGATAGAATCAACCTCATCGTTTTTATCTAGCAGGCTTGCTTTCTCTGCTTTAAGAGCTTCACCAATAGCAATGCTGATTGTTTCCTTGAGCTTCTTAACCTCTGCCTCAAGGCCAGTTTTCGCCTTCCTTGAAGCATCGACGTCAAGGCTAAAGTTTTCTTTTTGCTTCTTCAGATCTGCAACATTTTTTTCAAGCAGCTCGATCTTGTTTTTATGTTCGTTTTCTGCTTTTTTCATCAATTCCTGAGCGTCCATGTGTCACCCTCCTCAATTTTATGCTTTGATTATTTTTTCATTGCTTGTTTTGTTTTTTTGCTGGACGCTTGCTTGTTGTCCTCTTCTTTCTTCGCTGCCTCTGGATTCTTCGCTGTGTCAGGTTCATCGTCCGCGGGCTCATCTGCTTTGTTCATCGCTTCGATCTTAGCTTCAAGCTCTTCGATCTTAGCGTTTAAAGCGTCGGTTGTTTCCTGTGTGCTTTTATCGACGGAAGGCATCACTGTCATCGCCCATTTATCCGCGGCCAATCTCACATTTGATTTCAATAAAAGCAATGCGTCGTATTCATCCAAGACTAATGCTTCTCTCCCGGGCTGAAACGATTTATTTACTCCTCCTCGAATTTGAACGATTTTTGGAAACCTTCGACCGTTATACTTTACTTTGATTTTCTTTTTCATTTCCTGCTCCTTTTGATTTTTAATTGTTTTATTCTCGCCTCACACAATGCCATCATCATTAAAAATGGGATAACAACGTGCGTATATTGCAATGCTTCGTGAAATATCATCACAACTAAAAGCGATGTCCACCCGCACAGTAAAGCCTTTGTTAACTTGTCTTCTTGAGCCACAACGTACCATGATTTTATCATTCGGAACATAACAGCCAAAATAATCAGCACAGGGAATAATCCATGCTCTGCGATCTGCTTCACATATTGGCTATAACTGCTTATCACAATAATCGGATAACGGTACATATCGGGTGCGACGTCGCCTAAAAAGATTTGGTCAAACGTACCAAGCCCATATCCGAAAAATGGGTTTACTAAAAGATCTTTGCTTAAAAACATCCATATCCACAGACGCAATAAAAGATTGTGGTAATTGTAATTCGCCAGAAGAATCACGATGAATGGCAAGGCAAACACCGAAACTATGATATTTCTTTTTGTTATCTTGAGTCTATCAGAAAAATAAAGCGTGAGTCCAATGCCTGCGCCCAAGAATCCCGCGAAAGAATGTTGAGCGATCAGCAATACAATAAACACTACACCGACGATCTTATGTTTATAAAATGCTAACGGTAGGCACATCATGACATACCACGAAAGATGATAATTCCTACTCATCATCCCCGCATTTGAAAGTAGCATCTTTTGCCAGTCTAAGTCAGGATCAATAACGTAAAGAAGATCATGCCCGCACAACTGGAATATCACAAAAACAATATTGATCGCAACGCACCACAAAAACAAATTGCACACGCCTTCGATATCTTCAACATTCTCGACGACGGATTTATACAGGATTGCTGCAAACAATATATTGAGAAGATAAACCGAAAGTCCGGTAGGAGCTTTTATAAGAGAAACCGCCAGCGATAGCAAAAGGATCGTAGGCAATAACGGATTACTGCTCGATCTCTTCTTAGGCATAAAAAAAGTCATTGCAAAAATGACGACTGCCATATTGCTAAAGATCAACGCCCGAAAGCCATACTGACTAATGCCAGGAAAGTACGCTATCGGCAACGTGAAAACAAATATCTTTAGAATCAAGTCAAAGATATTAGTGATAGTGTACGATCGCTGTTGCATCATTAAGGATTAAATAAATTCCTTTCTCAAATTTTATTCCGTTATGCCCGAAGTTAACGTGCTTTGAATTATATGCTGTTGCCTCTCTTATCTCAGACTTGGCGAGCTCGCCCGTTGCATCTTCCGTAGCTCCCCCCTGGATATACATATCATATAAAACTGCATACCCTCCGTTGACTGTCGCAACGATTTCGATATCAAAAACCCTTCCAGGGCTTTTATAAATAACGCAACTTTCTGATTCGATCCCGCTTGATATCTTTCTTTGATCTTCAGAAGCAAACGCCGGTAAAACAAAAACAAACGCTGCCAAGATCATTAGAATGATTATTTTTTTCATCTTTTATTTTCCTTTTGATACAGGAGCGGGCGGTTAACCCGCCCCTGTGATTTCATCAACTGATCCCTGTCTTTTACCTGTATTCTACAATAACACTCCCATTCGTGACATCGGCATAAATACCAGACGTCATTCTGATAGGAGGATCAAAAACCTCTCGCGTTGTCGCGTAGGATGCACTCTCTGTAACCTCGACACGCACCAAGTCGCCTTGGAGTGTTGCATCGGAGCTATCATAAAGCAATACATAAGAAAGGCCTTCATTCGGGAAAACCGTGACTGCATAGATATAAGCTGGCTTTGACACCAAAGTTATATCGTCCCTTGCGGAAGCAGTATTGACATACCCGAAATTAAGCTCTTCCCTATCCCCACGCGCTGCTTGAGAGATCCCAGGCATAGCAAAACACACTAACAAGGCCAGGGCAATTATCATGAATAATCTACGATTCATCGCTTCCCTCCCTTGTTATACTTGTCCTGGATTTTTAGAATATGCTTCCATGACAAGATAATTAGGCTTGTCACCTTCGGAATCCTCAATGGCTTTTACACCAAAAAGGGTTTCAATCCCGATCCCAGTGACAAACTTGTAATCATCCATATCCTCGATTCTCTGAGGATGCTGTCCCCATGCGAAAGCACATATTTCAGCACCGAAGGCAATAATCTTTGAAACATGGCGCTGTGTAATCAACGCTCCTTCAACGTGGGTCGCGGCTACAGTTTCGTTAGCCCCGCGAGTACACCCTGTGAAAGTGCGATATGTTAACCCAGTATAAGTGATATCTTCTGAATCAATGGTGATTGTTCCGGTTGAGCTGAAGAATTGAGTATACTGTTTTTGCTGTCCTGCGTTGCTTTGTGTAGCACCACCAACAAGAACCGTAGTCGCGCCCGCTGTGATACTTCCAGCAGCACCATCAACATACAGGCTTGTTTCTGGACGAAGCGGAGTACCCTGAATACACCCTGCGGCTTTTACGCCACGAAGCGTATAAACAAGCAATCCATTCCATTCAACCGGACGGCCTGTAAAAATAGGGTTGCTCGAGCTCCTGTTTTCTGCCAATTTTACAGCGTCCAACCACCGGTCATCACCGCGTAGGTTAAAATCATCAACTTCAGAAATAACCACGCCGTATTGATACGTTTCTTGTCCGCCGTCCCTTGTAACTGCCAAAGGAATAGCGCCCTTACGATCAAGGGCAAGTTTGATTCTGTCAAGCTCTTGAGTTGTAAACGTATCATCATCGCTCAATGTTGCTGTAGAAGATGCGTTTCCGGCATAAAGAGTGTCGGTTGTGTTGTCCAAAAGTTGAGAAAATACCTGGCGGTCTAAATCCCTGGCCAGCCAGTTAGATAATCTCACCCGAGCTTCTTTATACACCTCAAAATTAACCTCTTTCTTGACCTTCTTCGTTGTCGCAACTGCTTTCCTCAACCAATCAACAACTACATCAAATTGGCCTGTTGACAACTTGTCTTCGTTCCCTCTCAACGTGCTTTCACCAGTAATCCCAGGGCCGTAAAGCTCTGACATAACCTGGATATGAATAACATCGCCGGCCTGATTAACAAAGTCCTCTTTCTCAATAATGGGTTTTTCACTACCTTCGCCACCCTTCAGGATCCCCCAAAAACTCTTGCGGGATGCGTCGTAGCGCATACGTTTTTCCCATATCTCAGGAACATTGTTATCAAGATCGCTGTCTGAATCAGAGTTCATGGCGTTCATAATCACAACGTCCGTCCCTGACTTACCAGCTAATAGGAAAAGAAGCGATATAAACCATTTCTTTAAAAACTCCATCGCTGATTTCTCCTTCCGATTGTTGCTATTACCGGAGGAATATTACTCGCTTGCGCTTTTTAACCGCTCGTGCTCTGCTTTTTCGAGCTCATCAAGCTGCGCCGGTGTAAGCGTTGAAATATCAACACGCTTCACAGTAGACGATCCTCCGTCCCCTTTCGGGGTGATGAATTTGCTTTTTGGCTTTTTCGGTTTTGGGTTGCCTTTCGATTTCCCTTCGAGTGCTTCGGCTGCACGTTTAACCGCCCAGAAAGATCTTTCAGGATCCCCGCGATATTTCTGCTTAAACTCGGGATCGTTCTTCATGATATCAAGAGCTTTTTTGCGTAAAGCACCATCTTTTTGCAAAAACTCAGGATAGTCACGCAAGATCGCGTTTTCAGATCCTAGCTGACCAAGCCTGAAAACCATTTTTTGAGCAAGGCCTTCATAATAATCAAAGCCCTTGTTAATTTTCTCAACTAATGGCCAACTGTCTTCGTCAACGTCTTCCTTCTTGAATCTGAAAGCGTCCCGGGTTACTTTGTCGCCTGGTTCATCCTCATCTTTCTGCTTTGGTTTATTGTGATCTGGGTTTAAATGAATATTCCCCTCGGAATCTTCTTGAAGCACGCCAAGCTCTAAAAGAGCATCAACTCTTTTGGCTTTGTCGTTAACTTTGTCAAAGCGTTCGCGAGGAATGTGATCTGATCGAGGTTTGCCGTCGCCTTCACCATCATCACCGGCGTCGCCTTTTTCACTATCTTCATTCTCTCCACCACCTTCGCCCTCTTCGCTGCTTGCATCCGCAGGAGCATCTTCAACCGCAATGCTTGTGTCGATGTTATCTCCTCGCTGATTTGACAGCATTTCAACTAACCTTAAAAACCAATTTAACTTAAACATTACTTGCCTCCAGTTTTAGTACCGTGAGCCTGCCTCACGCGGGTTTGTTCTTTAATAGCCCCCCTGACTTCAGTTAAATTCTTCATCTGCCAAACAAGACTATTGGGTTTATTCAAAACTCTATCTATTTGGTGGATGCGTGCCTTGAGCCTAATGTTCTGGTCGTGTTCTAACATTTTGCCAAGATCATCACCTAGCAAAGTTAAAACCAATCCTTCCCGGTCATGATTCAGCAACTCACAAAGTCGCTGATAGTCCGGGTTAGCAGCCAGACGCTCCATAGCTTGAGCATCATTTATTATTTTCTCTCTCTTGGCCTGACCTTCGGCTGTTTCCTTATGAGATAGTTTGTTTCTGAATCTGGATCCAAACATTATCGTCGCCCCCTTCGGCTGCCGCCCTTTTTGCCTGCTTCCGGTTTCTTCCCACTCATTTCGATCTGAGCAATTACTTGCTGTGCAGCATCACCCTCAGGCGTTCCCTTCTTATGCTTGGCGACTGCCTTGAGCTGTTCGTATTGATCCTTCTTCCTGATCTCTTGCTCAACCGCGGCCTTGACCTGTATTTGCTCCTGAGCCAATTCTTCAGGAGTAGGCAACTTTACCCCCTTCAGGTCGTAGGCATCAACATAATTCTGCGTGATTTCCCGATAATTATTTGCAGTCGTAGGCGTTAGTTGCGGATTAAATAGCGCATTGCCAGTCAATTTATCATAACTCTCATTCGCATCAACGCGCCTTCGTTGTAAGTTATCATCAACGCTTGTCCCTCGTGGCCTGAAATTCCATTTCATTGCCATTGTGTTCTGGCTGATCTTGCGATATGGATTTTCTTTTGACTCTGTTACATAAAAGACCTTCTCTTCCATATCCGCGTCTTTCATCATCTTCGCGTGCATAAGAATGTTAGCTGCAAAGAATTTCCTGTTTGTCATCTGAAGCAACTTTATCATTGTGTCAAAAGAGAAGTTTCCTTCCCCGATGATCGCCATGATCCCCCGTGCTGTTTTGTTTGACGCGATATTGCTCTCTGATCCAAGAGTATAGTCAGTCACGCCAAAGAGCTTTTGAAGCAACCCAAGCGAAAACTCAATAACCCATTGGCTCTGTGATTCTGACCTGTCACCCATTGGAAGTTTACCAAGGCGTGCCTGATCTGTTACGCCCCAAAACTCGTTGGGGCCAAACTCGTGGATCTCAGGATCGAAGCCGGACTCTTCATCATAAACAAACGGGGCGTGACTGTTGATCGTGTCCCGGTTTATCATATTGTTGAATAAGCTGTCGATCAATTCTCTCAGCCCTTTTGCAAACTCAGGGATAGATTTTCCTCTTGCCCTATTCGGCATCGGCATAATTTGCCAATGGAAAAACATCTTCTTGCCCTTGTATTGTTTGCCATCATTCGGGATCCACCCTAGCAGTTCGCCCTTCTCAACGGCGTACAGAGCGATTATTTCCCGGACTTTATGCTTTTCGCCCGACGTGCTAACAGGCATATCGACTTCGCCCCACATTTCAATCATTTCAATTTTAGGGACAGTCGAAACCTTCTTCTTGGTATCTGTTTGAGGCCTTAATTGCTCAACGGCTTCCTCGGAATACCCGCCGTCTTCAACATCACCCTCGCGCTTCTTGAGCCAGTGCCAGTTTTTCTTAAACCTGTGTCCTATCCACGGAAGCGCATCATAATCCCATGTGTCTGCTTCTTCAGGTAAAATCAAATGCTTTGGATTCACCGGGATCAGCTTCGTTCCAAAAAACTCCTTCTCTGACTTCGTTACATCGATCTCAACGACTTCAGGAGTCAGTCCTGTTGCCGGATCAGGGACAGGCTCAAAATCCTCGTCAACTTCAATAGGATATCCATTAGGCCACTCTTCAGATCCATAAGGATTCTTTGTACTTGGATCCGGGATAGGTTCACCGTTTTCAGGGTGCATCAACGTGAAATATGTTTCTTCCCATTCGAGATCTTCGTCAGCTTCAACAAGTTTCCCAATACCATCCCCGGATAGCCCCACGTTCATCATCACGTCATAAAATTCCCGTTCAAAGTTCATTTCGTCTTCTAGGGTATATTCGTTGTACTCTTCCATCACCTTGCCTTCGGATTTGTCCTGATCCCCGCGGCCTGCAACATTACAGATCGGCTTCGTGAAAATCGTTTTAACAAACCTGGCAATAATAGCTCTCAGCGTGATCGCTTCGATCGGAACGCCAACATCACTTGAATACTTCCACGGCTCGAGCTTCGGGAATTTATCAGGATCCCCGCCATAACTCAGGCCTTGGATTGATCGGATAGCCTCAAACCGGGCTGTCCATTTATCAACCTTGCCCTCGTATTCTTTGTGGGAGCCGAGAGAGGTCAAGACTTCACGCTCAATAAACTCCTTTACACATTTATCTTGCTTGCCTCTCAGGGTTGATTCGTCCATGCTCTTAGCTCCTAAAGTAAAAAAGACGATACCAATACTCACTCATTGAGTATCGATATCGCCTTCGGGTTTCCGGTGGTGCGATTAAATTATCCTAATTGTCCTGGCTCTCCTGAAAACACAGGGTTGATTACTCCTCTTGAAAATCCCTCGTCAATCTCAAGGTGGTCTTTGACCAAAATAGTTTCTTTCTTGCTGATTCTCGCGCATACGTTCCCATTGTGAAAATTCAAAGACACTTGCCCCGTAAATCCTTTCCGCTCAAGCTGAATCAAATATGCTGTGATATCGCTGATTTTCATTAAAACCACCCTGATCCATGGCTCTCAACTCCGGCAGAAGGCGCCTGCGGTGCACTGTTTCTTTTCTTCGGCCCTTCCTTCTTCGGAACATTGGCCTCAACATTGATATCATCCTTAACAGGCTCAGGCAATGATCCCTTGCCCTTCTTTCCGATCTGCTTGATATCTTCCATTCTTGTTGCGTTTATTGGTACTCGTCTGCTCATTGTTTTATCCTCCGGTTTCTTTCTATTCTAAATGCTGCATTGATGTCTTTTATCAAATTGACCCTCTTCTTGTCTAACGTCTTCATCAATTCCATGCCCTCTGCCCTGCTCATAAAATTGTGTGAAAGGCATTGATCCGATAGGTTGAAGCTGTTTAACTTCTTGCTGCATACCTTACATCGCCTCCCGCTCGATCGCTTCCTCACTTCGCTTGGACTCCCAATCGAAATGGCTAAAGAGCTCATTTTTTGCCTATCCTCGCGTGTTCGGCTTTCTCAGCCTCATCAAGATCAAACTCTGACACATCCTTGATGTTGACTTTCTTCTTGGCAAAATCAATGCTCATCACGCTAAACTCAGCGCGGTGTTTCTTCTTGTTCGGTTCAGATCCATATTCGTCGATCTCAGCCCCGGCCTTGTTGACTCTCAAATACACAACCGCCGGCACGATCTTTCCAACGTCCTTCTGATCTAAAGGAAGCTCGATGTTATTTACGCTGAAACTCGGATATCGGATCACGGCCTTCTTGGAAGATCCAGTAATTGACGGTTCCGCGTAACTCTTCTCTTTCCTTCCTAGCGCAATTAAAGACATTTTGAATACCTCATGTGATTATCTTTCCGCCAAAGGCTCCGCCCTTGGATCGGTTGTGAAGCCTCTTGACCTTGTTCACCATTGCCTTGCTCGCTAGATGGATCAAGGACTTGCGCTTCTTTGCTTCCATGACCGTATCGATCGCCTTCGTGAGCTGTTTAACCAAATACGTCTTGTGGTCAACCATCATGAACTCATGAGCAATAAGCTGCTGCACTTCCTCGCCAGAATCGAGCTTATGAACAACCAACTCCATCAGCGTTACAGAATTAACAACCGCGTGTTCTTTTCCATCACGACCTACGAGCTTTTTAAGCAGTCCGGCCTCATCGGTCTTGACCTTCTCTGTCTGGCCTGATTCTTCCGGCTTTTTCTCTTCTTTAAGATCTTCGGTGTTCGTGCTCATCTGGATGCCTCCAATACAAAGCGATGGACAACGCTTTTCTTGTTGATTTCGTCCTCCTGGATCTCACAACAACACGGCTTCATAACTAAAACCGCAGCGCATGGAATACACCTGAGGCTAACAATGTGTCCGTCAACATACCTGACCCGTAGATCATCATGATCCGCATGCTTTGCAAGCCACGCGAATCCTTCATTGACTACCACTTCTGATTTACTTATAAACAATGCCATGGTGCCCTCTATTTCGCAAAGTTAATCAATGACCCGGTGTATGTGATCTTCAATGCGCCATAAAATCCCTTGTCGTCTTCGATCCATGCTGCGCTGTCCTGGAAAGCATTGGTGTAGATATCCTTGCCACCTTCAACGCCGAGCGTGATGTTCTTCGTGAAACGGATCAGATACGGAGCATCGAGCTCCACGCCTGTCACAGATCTCAGATCCTCAGCCATGGCAACCGTAGCCATAAGCCCCATCACAACCAAAACAACCGCAATTAATAAGAATTTCCTCATTTTTACACCCTCCCTTTTTGTTTCCTAGTTTTTGCGGGCTTGCCACCTCTTTGGGCATCCGCGAGCTTCTTCCCAAAATCCTTCTTGTTCGGTCTGGTTATGTTATGGTTAAGCATAAATCCTCTACAATTCTTCGCGCCACCCTCCTATCAAGCTCCTCCTCAAATTCTTCCCACTCAAGCTCTTCGCCAAGTAATTGATGCCGGATCTCCTGTTCGTTCTCCCTGAAATCCCTTTTTGACACTCCTGCGCGAGCCTTCTCAAGCCTGAATAAATACAATAAAAGTCCCATCACACCCTGCCTTTGGGATGTTTAGTTTTCGCAACATTCGACCTCAGCGGGCTCTTGGCGCATTGTTCCTGCATTGCAAGCGCATCCACAAGATCAATAAAAAGGCTCTTGATCTGATCCTTTGTTACACCCGCAAGCTCTGAAAGCAATTCAGCCAGCCAGGTCGCACCATTCAAAAACCAAATCGAATGAGCTTTGAAACGTGGCCCCAGTAGCTTGATTCTCTCCAACTTCGTGCCTTCCTTCGCGTGTTCGATCGGGATGATATTGAAGTAAACCTGACGTTTAGGCATTTCCTTAATCAAAAACGGCTCAAGGACTTGCTCAAGCATACCCTTTTCAATGTGAAACTCCCGGAGCTTCCACTTGACTACAGTGTCAAAGATCTTGTCCAGAAGCTCAACGCTATCCCATCGGCCATATTGAATATCGACTATGTTCCAGTAGTCTTCCGGGCTTACAGCATTAACCACGATGGCTCTGAAACAGCTTTCCTTCTCCTTGCTTGATGCAGGATCCAACGTAGCTGTCATCTTGGCAGTCTTCACGATCGTTTCAATCTGACTCTCTTCAAAATACCTGTAATCCTTCTTATTGAACGTCTGATTCTCTTCAGCCAAGGCCACGCACATACGCTCACGAAGCCAAACATCGATCTTACCCATGTTAGCAAAATTCTTCTTCTCTTCTGCGATCATTCCCATGCTAAACATTTCAGGCCATGCAGGGATCCCGTCAGTTTCGATCGGCACCCGCTCACACTTAAACCCTAGATCCTCTGCGTTATCAAACACACGCTCAATGATACACCGCTCTCCAAGGTTATTCCCGATCATGAAAATCCGGCTCTTTTTACCAAGAAACACGACATCAGACAAGAACCAGTCCCAATCAGCCTTGCAGACAGTTTCGCTTCTCGCGTCTTCAACGTCCTGGGGATCGTCAATAATAACGATCTTAGGCCTGCGATCCTGGTTACTCAACCCCCGGACTGAGGCTCCTTTTCCATAAGCCTCAATCCGAATGTTGATTACCTCACCTTGGGGGTTTTTAACATCCACACTGAACACCTTGCCAGACATAGTGTGGATCTTGACCATATTGAAATTAACCAAAGGATTCGCAAGATACTCCTGCTCGATCTCTTTGAGCTTGTTTTCAGCTAAAGTGGCATTGTTTTTGATGATTACGATATAATCTCGATCTTTGGATGGGAAGGTGAAAGCGTACAGCGGGAACGCCCGGAGGACATATTGCGTCTTGGCGCTCTCTCTAAACCCTTCAAACGCCTCATTCTCTGTACCATGCAGCAACTCTTCTGACCATTTATAATGAAACGGAGGGCTTTTGACCTCTCCGTCATTGCTCTGAAGCATGATATACCTGAAATTAACGAGATTCTTCTTCGCCTTGCGGTATATCATTTCCCCCTTAGCCTTCAACGAGGGATCAATCTTTGGATCAGTGGCCATCACTAGGCACCCCCTCAGCTTTCTTCGCAGCCTCTCTCAAGAAATCAAGCTGTACCTGGCCTGAAAGCGCGTGCTCGTGCTTATCACGCCAGTCGTCCTTTTTCCTGTTCTTCAGCCAGAAAATACATGATGTAGGATCCGGGGCGTAATGCTTAATAACTTGAGTCTTTGTTATCTTGCCTAGATAGTTTGATATGTGCGTGTCAATATGTGAATACCCGCAAGCTCTTTGGTAGAGTGACGCTTCAACGCGCGAATCAGCTAATAATTTGCCTTGCTTTAAGGACTCAAAGAACTCAGGGTAATCTTTCTTCCAGTTGTTGATCGTTTGCTCTGTCACGTCATATATTTCAGCGAGCTCTTTATCGGTGAGTCCCTTGGCTGCTTTATATTTTACTTTAGATAGGTCAATGGAATGGATCTTGGAAGGTCTACCGCCGGGATGTTTGTCTGGCTCTGACATGGTGCCCCTTGGATGAGATATTAACAGTTTGTTAACAGGTTATTAACAGACTAATAATAGCACACTGAAGAGGATGGCTGTCAAGTAAAGTTTTTAATCCTCGACGGTATATATTTTCAAGCAGTTTTCTTGCGGAGTAAATACATCAGTAAAACGAAGATAGTAAATATTTTAATAAGCACGATCCAGTGTCCGGTCCATTCGT